CGTTGTTATGCTCAGCCTCAAAAACAGTTTTCATCACTTCTCTGAAATTTGCCATCATATCCCCTCGATGTTCACTATCGTTTCGCGCACGCCGTCGGTCTTGAAGTCCTTGACAATATCTATCTTTACCCCATCTACCCAGCAACAGTCTTTAGCATTTTCAAGTGCATTGATTATCTCATCCCTGATGTATATTTCAGTGATGTGTTTGCCGTGTTGATTTTTTATTTCATGGATCACTTACGTCCTCCTTGTCATAATGCTTATGTCTAAGTATGCGCCATTTCCAACCTGTATAGAGTATGAATGTCTACCGTGAGGTTTTTCTTCAGGTCCGTCAATTTCTGCTTTTTTATGAAAAGATATACCCATTACAGACGCTACATATTTCGCGAGGCTTTGTACCAATTCATCTTCTGTGTTAGCTTCATCTATCCACGGTATTGCCACTAGGTCAAAATCACGTTGGACCGATCCATGTATAGACAGTGAGTACCCATTATCTCTTGCTATTTCTGATAGCATAGGGTAAAAAGCTACATACCCTGGCGCGTGAGTAGAATTTTTCATTGTTTATTGTCCTTTGCAAATTTCTCGTTATACTCTCTGATCTGCTTATTGAGCGCGCGGTTTGCTCTCATGCACTCTTTGAGCTTTAATATCAGCTTCTTCCATGCTTCAAATTTGACTTTAACCATTTTCATCGTACACCTCGTATGTCACATTTGCATCAAGAGGAGCAACCTTCCAGGTCTGCATCTCAGGGCATGGAGTCTTGATGTATCGCACCTCCGGCTCACCACACCCGCTAATCAAAGATGATAGTATGCACGCCGATAGTATCAGGGACTTCTTCATAGCTCTTCTCCTTTTTTATTTTGAATGCAGTGGAGTTGTTGTTCTCGAATATGATCACAGGTATAGACTCCTTGATGATCTCTTTCTCTGTCTCTTTAATTTTGATCTCTTTGTTCTTCTCATATATCACGCCGTTTTTATATGCGATCACTTTTGATGAGATGTAAAGTGCCATTGTTAGCAGTATTATGACTACAATTGCGCCTACCATGATTTTACTATTCATGAATGATCTGAAGTATTCCATATTCATCCCTTGTTTATATTTTGCATCACATTATAGCTCCTGTACCAACAATTCCTACAAATCCTCCACAATTCATATAGTTTTTGAATCATTTGTCGCCAACTTTATTTAGTGTATGTTTTAGATGTAAAATAATTGAAAGCGTCAAGTGCATTATCAAAAACCATAGCTTGAACAGCGGACACTCTCCATGTAGCATCTTCGTTATTTCCTCTAAAATCCGCTGGGAAGAAACTCTGCAACCCGTCACTATAGAACATAGTAGAAACAAGTCTCCAACCATCGCCTGCGTTGTGTATTAAATTACCCATTACTTGCACAGTGCTCCTATTCCATGTTGCAGTAGTTAGTGACCCCGCGGTACACTTAATATAATAGCTTAGGACACAAAAGCCCTCAGGAGTAGTTATAGAAGCTAAAGCTGTGTACTCACTAGAACTAAACGCAGCCCTCGTATATTCGTTACAAGTAGGGAATATAGGGCTGTCATTTACAACTACTCCTGTCAATCCAAAAGAGCCATAACCTGTGCTAACTGAAGCTTCTAAAGTATCAGAATAATACTTCTCTACAACTCTTCCCCCATCTAATATTTTTTGTTGCGCATAATCAACAAAAGATCTTGACTGTGCCCTAGTTGGGTTGCCATTCAGAGGTTGTTGATATAAGTCTTTGAATATAGGAGTGTTGAAATTTATATTTAAGTTTTGATTTGGTGCTGGTCTCAGTCCTACTACTGTAAAATTATTATAGCTGATAGTTGAGCTCCCGCTTGTAGAAAAGCCCTCACCTCCGAATCCTTCCTGATATACTGCTGGAGCGTTAGATATCATAACTGTACAATTATCACCTATACAATGGATACCAGTAGGCCTCCCGCCTACGAAAGACACTTCCATTTTTCCATCAAAATATAATGTCCTATTATCCAATGTAGTTTCAGATAAGGTAGTATCACTCCATTGATCTATGTTAGTCGTACCTGCATTATACCCCTGACCATTACCCTCAAACCAGCAATCATAATACGAAATCGGGAAATAAGGATAGGTGCTAGAATATATGTAGTTAGTTATATTGTTAGCTTCAAAGATAGTACCTCTAAATACAAAACCGCTAAACCCGTCAACAGTATTATGTACATAATTAGCACAGTCATTTAAACTAAACTCACCATCATAAAAATACATATTCCCAGCGTGCATCGTTTCCCCAAATTTATTGGATAGAGAATATACACCATATTTATTAGCTCTAAAACCACAAGAATAAAAGCTATTCCCAATGTTTCCGAAAGGTTTATATACACCTTTCCCGTTACCTTGGAAAAGACACTTATTAAACACCACATTTCGTTTTAACTCGTCGTTGGCTACGTAATCATTAACGTCGTCCTTACCAAAAGCAAAGCCTATCCCTGTTTTACCTGTTGAGTGAAAACCGACTCCTGTGATATTAGATGAATAATCCCATTTTGAGCTAATAACGCCGTAAATCATAGTAGCTTTATTTATATCATATGCGTAAAGCTTTGTTTGTTCCCCCCCATCTCCGATAATAACAATTCTGTTATGTAGCGTGATATTTATTTTATAACTACCGGATGGTATGTATACTTTTGTATACCCATCTACTGCTGTTTGAAAGGGGATTGAGTCGTCCCCGTCTCCATTTGCCCCAAACCATTTAACATTCACAGTTCCACTATATTGCCTAACCCAACAACCTAGCCCACTACCAGTACCTTGATTTTCAAGCGAAACAGTTGGGTCAAATATTGTTCCACCATTTGCTGTGGATTTGTCGATAGTTGAATCCCAGTTAAATAGCCCGCCTCCTCCATCATTCGCAGAATGATATCCAAGTATGTTGACTGTATACCCATCCGAATATGATGTTAGCCCGATAAGGCTACTGACAGTAGCAAATGAGTTTACGGACACTAATTTACTTGTGGCTACAGGAGCATAAAATACCATCTCCTTTTGTTTGTTTCTTACAGTGATAGAATATTCGTCTTCTACATACAAAGTGCCAGGCGACCCGTTTCTGTAAGCATACCCGCCGGATGTTCTGATCGGCTGTGCCGCAGGAATTGATAGCTCTACGTCCCAATATGCTTGCTTAGGTGATACCTCTGGGTTTAAGTTTGCTTCTCCTATGTATATGTACCCATCTTCTAATGGGTTGCCGTCTGTATCGGTGAATATCTCATAAGGTTGTTGGATTAAATTTGATGACATTATTTTTCCTTCAGTAAAGTTTCTATTGCTTTTATTGCGTTTTCTTCGTTGATACCTCTAGCCTTCTCCATCCCTTTTGCGGTTAAATCTATGGCGGTTTCAAGCATATTTCTTCTTGCGATATCAAGACCTTTCATTGTCGCTTCTTCGATCTGCCCCTTGAAGCTTGTTGGTGCTGCTGCTCCGAACATACGATCTATCTCGTTTGCGAAAATTACTTGTCTGAGTATATCATCATTGCTTTTTAACCCGTACTTTGTAGCGACGTTATCGGCTTTGGTGATAGAGTCCATCATGTTGACGCGGGATTTATTGTTGCTCAGCAAGCCACGTAATGATGTCCCGAATGACTTGGGCACATTAGGGCTTTTCATGTTGATCGATGTACCTACTGCTTTTTGGATATCATTTAACACATCAAGTGTTTCTGAATACTTTGTATTTTGCGCTTTATACGCCGGGGAAAGCTCGCCCAAAGTTTCATTTATATTTCTTCTGAAGTCTTTTAGTACGCTTTCAGTGCTTTTACCTATTGCCTGCTTTCCTTTTCCATATGACACCTGCGTATCTATCAGTCTTTTAAGCTTATGTAGCTTATACGCATCACCGCCTGATTCGTCTACTGATCTCAGTATGTTTTGCAGTATTTTCTTAGATGTTCCCTCTAGTCTTATGTCTGACTTTGAAATATCTACTAATATATCTCCATCTTCGTTTCTGCCGATTGCTACTCCCATGTCATCGAGTTTCGTTTTTAGGCTGTTTAAAGGATCAGTGATGTTTACCGTTTTACCTTGTAGTTTCTTCGCTGCATTATCTATGGCAGTACCAGCTTTTCTATTTGCGTTAAATAGAAAATTTACCCTTTCATTTAAAGAGTCACCGACTACATCAGTAGGTCTATTTTTCGCGGCATACACGGCATCTTCTTTGCCCTCTTTAAGGACATGAAGCATTTTTTTCATGTTCAACTTGTCTTTATTGCTTGCAGTTTTTACTGCCGAAATAACACTTGGTTGGAAACCTTGCTTTATTGACTCTATCGCCGGTTTGTCTTTAACCACCTCATTACCAACTACTTTGTATTCTGCTATTTCTGCGCTTGTAGGATTTGTTTTTATAGTCTCCTTGATCGCAGTCGTGTCAGGTTTTAACATACTTGGTATCTTTGCCGCACCTGCTCCTATCATCCCACCTGCCAAAGTTGATGCAAGCTGTACCCCTGGACCTGCACCCGATTCCTCTGCTATCTTTTGACCTGCTCCGGCACCAGCAGCTCCGGCAAGTTGTTGCCCTGATTTTTCAGTGATAACTTCTAACCCTTTAGCCATAGTAGGAGCTTGTTTAGCAATTTGCTGTGCCGCACCTGTGAACGCACCAGCTCCAACCAATGCCTTCGAAGCTTGTTGTACTATTCTCTCAGTAGCAGTCTCCGGCTCAGGCACCCCTGCGTCTGTGAGTAGCTTGTTAACAGCTGGCTTGATCATGGCTATCTTCATATCATCTGGAAGAGCCAAGTTCATTACCTCTGCCAGTGGATCAGTAAATACACTGGCTACCTCAGCAGTCCCTTCTGCCGCGGCTCTACTTGTAAGTCCTATCTGTCTTTTAAGTTCATCTATCCAATCACGTTCTTCGGGTTGGGATAGTTCTTCTATCGGCGTTGCCGCTTCAAATTCAGATGCTAGATCTTCTTCTGGTTTTGGTACGGGTACTTCTGCCCCGATAGGTTGTGCTTGCTCAAAAAGTGCTTCCAAATCTTCTTCTGGCATCATTCTACTCCATATGTTCCATCACTATATTTTACTACGATCCTGCCGTCCGCTGTTCTCCGTCTTTCTAGGACTTTCTTTTCTCCGAGTTCAGCTTCTTCAACTTGACCAAATATATTATCTGTGTTGAGTTTATAGTTTTTTGCGACTGTAGTAAGCCCGCTCCTTACTTTTGTTTCATGTTTCTTTGCCGCTTTCATATATTCACCCGCGAGGTCAACGAAATTCTGCCTTTGTTTTGGGCTTAAGAACTGCCCATTTTGAATTTGTTCGGCTTTGTTCTTTAGCCCATCAAGTAGACCTACCGTGTCTCTTGCTGTAGCAAACTCAGTTTCCCGCACCACGGATCCAGGATCAAGCATCTTCATAAACGATGTAACAAGTGCAATATCTCCGGCACCACTATTGTCTCTGGCAGATGCTTTTATCGTTTCAAGGTTTGTTTCTGCTTGGGTGAAATTTGATATCCTGTCATTGTACTCTTTCCTTAACTTTTCTTCTTGGTTGAATTTTTGCTCAGGTGTAAGACCGCCGGATTCTATTTCTATATTCTCCATTTGCATTACATCGCCCAAGAGAGAAGATGGAACGCCTTTATTGTCTTTAACTACCTTAGAAATTGCTTGTGGCGGCAAGCCTATTTCCTGCGCTTGCTTAAGTAATTCGCCCGGCTTTAGATCCTCTATTTTTCTTGCTTCAGCTTCAAATTTTTCTAACTCTCCCATTGTCTTTCTATTCTCTGTATACTTTTCAGGCCCCAGTGCTTGCACCTGAAGTAATCTACTGATCCCCATAGCTGCATCAGGGTTCGCATTGATAAGTTTTTTTTGTGATTGAAGGGCTGCTACTTTGGCTTTATCCCCTACCGATTCTGCCGCAGCTATCTTTCTATCAAATTCTTCATTTGCTAGGTCTGTTCTCCCTGCCATTAGAGCAGCTTCTACTGTTGTTGCTGTTTGTAAGAAATCTTGCTTTTCTTCTTGTCCCATCATATCAAGCGCGTCACCGACTCTGCCCTTTAATTCAGGATATTTCAGCGTGACTTCATAGAGTTCTTTCCCTGACATATTTGGACGTTTTGCTATATCGTTGATAACATTTCCTATCTCTACTTGTCTGCGTCGCGCTGCTTCTGCTTGTCTTGCGGCGGCGGCTCTGTTAGCTTTGTCTATCTCAATTTGCCGTTCAAATTCCTGACGTTTTAGATTTGCAATTTCCATTTGTTGTGCATGAGATTCTTGAGACATTTGTCTTTTTTCCATCATGTTTCTCAGGGATAATGCTTGCCCTACATTCTGCATGACGTTCTGTGTTGGGTTTGGGATGTTAAGTAAGTAGTCTTTTGGTTCCATGTTATACTCCAAATAATCTGCCGTAATTTACCGTAAGGTATCCGTCTCTATACCCTATACAGTCAGGGCGTATGGATAATACCTCTTGGGCAATTACCCCACTATCGTGACCACTCCCATCTACCCAGTCCCATTCATATGTATTGATGCCGTTTTGTATGCCAGTTTTCGTAATGTTTGTTTTTAGCCTAGAATCAGAGAATGTACTTAGTGTAGCACCGGATAATGCTGCAGGTGCAGCCGTGCCAACTCCACCAGTCCCACCTAATAATCCAAGCTGATTCATTAGTGCATACTGCTGTAGTCCCCCAGTGATACCGCCGACCAAGTTAGTGGCCGCCTGCCCCTGTGCCAATGCCTGCCCCGCCTGAGCCGCGCCTATCTGCCCTGCTGCTTGTCCCATCTGCCCCGCTGCCTGCTGCCCCGCTGCTCCTACTCCAGCCGCAGAAGCCTGCCCAAGCCCGGCGAGCCCTCCGAGTTTTGCATATTGGGACTCTATCTCTCGTTGCAGCATAGCCGGTCTATACTGTGCCAATGCGCCTTGGATATTGCCTCCTCTTAGCCCTCCGGTTGCCGCCGCTTGTTGCAACATGGCCTCCTCCCCTTGCCTTACTTGTGCCTGGAAAAGTGGGGATGTCTCTATCCCAGATATGGCTCTTTGTTGTGCCTCTTCACCGCCTTCTCCGATACCTAGCAGATCAAGTTGTTGTAGTAAAGCCTCATCACCAGCTTCAACGTATGGAGATAAAAGTTCTCTTGTTTCGGCGAGTGCTTCCCTTTGAAATTGTATCTGTTCATCTGCTGCTGCTTGTTGTGCCCGTGATGCAGATTCTGCGGCACTTGATTGTTCATGTGCAGAATACGCTGCACCTGCCGCGCCTAATACCAATGCTCCTGTCATTAATCCCATTTATAATCCTTTTATATAAAGATTTTTTTCTTCGTCATGACGATATCCCAGCTTATTCATAAATCTTTTTATCTCATGTCTTTCTGAGTATATTATACACTTTTTAAATGCCTTGCCTAGCCCTATGATGTCACGCTTCATTCCTATTGTAAAGCGCCCGTTATCGATAGTGCCGCTGTTTATAACACACACTTCCCCATCCATGCAATAATTCACTATCCCATAGTCATCGTATACTTTTGTGTATCCGTTAGCCAGGGCATATAACCAGTTTGGGGTTATACCTGTTTTTTCAAATACTTTTTCTACTAAGGTAAAGTCTGCCAACTTCTCCATATTTACCTTCCCCTGATATGACTATTTTTTCTTTTTCTGCTACTCTGTCAAGCATTTTTGATGTAATGCCCTTACCTCTGTGGGGTTTTGGTACATATATCCTTATTACGTTTGCACTTCTTAGCCCTAATGTCGGCATTTTTACCACTTCATAAACCAAGTGAGATTTGTATTCTGGGATATAAATTGTATGATTGAAAATCAGATCGTATATTGTTACTTTTAGCGCCTGAAACATCGTAGGTGTATGATTAATATCATTTTTTTCTATATGTTCAAGTGCAGCGTTGTAGTGGTTTTTTGTTATCTGCCATATCATGTGATCTCGCGTCCACTTGACCTGATAGTAAGTGCCGAAGCTGTACCGGCTAAAGTACTGATGAACCCGCCTGACTCCAATGTTTGCCCTACAAGCTCTACTGCGTTATACGTTTCTCCAGGGGCGATGCCACGCGCATCTATAATGAGATTGCTATCTGATGCAGACCCACTCAACGGGACAAGATTGCATGAGAATGTAACATTTGAAGAAGATGTATTCGTGATAGTGAATTTATCTATAATGGTTTTGCAGTTTGATGCGGTGTATTGTGTCGTTTGTGCTGCTTCTGCTTGTTTCGATGGTATAATATTTACGACTGTGACTGCCATAGCGTCTCCTATTTTGCGATTTGTTCTACTGTAAGTATAGCAGAAGGTGAGGCAGGCGCGAACCCCGATGCAGCGGAATAATCCAATGTTACATTAACATCATCTGCCGCCCACATAGCCTCTATGTAATCTCCTGCGTTTAAGTTGAAGGTCATGTTCCTGGAAAGAGGTTTTGTCTCCGCGTTGCTGATTATGGTTATTACCATAGAAGAGTTTGCGACATCTACACCGTTTATTCTGGGCCAGAACCATACATTTTTGGCACTAGAACTGCCGGATGTAAGTTGTGCTGAAAAAGAAACGCTGTAAAGCCCGCTTTCATTAACATATATTCTGCTTGTAGGCGAACCTATATATACCCCATTTGATGATTGCGTGTTGCTAAATGTAATCGCATATGCCGTGTTTGCTGCCGCCGGACTGTGGTCATTTAAATCATAAAACGAACCATATAGTGAGTTGTCCTGAGGCTCCACTCTTGCAAACAATACTCCATCTGAAGAGTCATTGTCAATAACTATAGCCACAGGAATAACATAGTCTGGGGCTGTCGGTCTTATGTTGGTAAGATATCCGGCTGTATCTGCTGAAACATATAAGATATCACCATTCGCCCAGGTCTCGCCATATGGTGTGCCTGACGCATCTAAGCTATTCACATTGCCAAAGTTAGTCACAAATCCATCTTCGCCGCTTACTATGTCTTCAGTTGCTATGCCGAGGACATAAAGAGAAGACTCAGAGCCATCGGCTATATAATATTTTCCTTTTATAGCCCCGGAAGTAGTGGCATCATCGTACCCTATTATTCTTCCATTCGACAAAGTAGCACCATTCCCGTTATTTACTCTTATAAAAGTTTCTAATCCTATTTGCTGCATAATACTGTTACCGTGATCTACCTCAAGGGTTCTATGAGTATCACACCATGCTACTCTGCCTTTTCTTTCTGCTCTTTTGCAATATTGCCTAAAATCTACATAATTAAATGCTGGGGTATTCGTTGTCTCGATGGGCGGTTTTTTAGACTCGGTGTCTATAAGTTTGCCGAGATGATCGAGTAAAGCCAGCGATGATTCTATCTTTGAAGATAACACCGCATCATTCGTTTTAGAATCTTGTTTGAGTGTTATCATTTTTGAAAATACCGCATTTGCCAGTGATGTAGCCGTAGCGGACTCTATGGCTATTTCTTCTGATAGGTTAGGGGTGTCTGTACCTGATTGCCTAAACAAATCTTCAAATGCTCTTATTAGTTCGTTAGTAGGGAGGAACCTAGCAAGATCGTTTCTGGTTGGTGTTTTTACTGCCATATCTACTCCGCGAGAGGTTCTATTTTTGCTTCAAGCCGTGCCATTGAGATAAAAGTATCGCTTGTACCTCTAAATTTTTGCACTCGCCAATTCCTCATTATTCCATTTCTAAACCATGCTAGACGCTTTGTTCTATTCCCATTTTTGCCTGCACTTATAGGGCGCTCTTGACTCCAAGTTACCCCATCATCACTGTAGCTTGTCCATATAGTAGGATATTCTCCGAATTCTACCCTCCCTGTCAATGCTACAAGTTCAAGTTCGTTGAATATCGCGCCATTGCCTTCATTGTAAAGTATGGTTGTGCCGAATTCCCAATCTATCATTTCACCATAGTGAGAAGATATGCTGTCATCCATGTACCCGTAATTTGTACTATTCGGGTCTGCTGTGATCCATTTGTCATAAGCAAACACAAAATTTCTAGCCTTATATGCCGAATACCCTGATAGTGAACTTGTCAAAGTAAACCATACCTGAGTATTTAGCTTTGCGGATGCGGATCCGTCATATACTAGTGATCTATTGGGTAGGTGAATAATTAAAAACTCATGATTTCTATGTGTCACTGTTTCTACCACTGCTTTTGATAATTGATCCTCTGTGTATTGCTGAAGTATGATATCTATTTCATGCGTGGCTATCTTACGGGTGGATCCATTCCCCCCTATCCATACTGATATGGGTTCGTTTAACTTAGACCCTAAAAATGCTATATTCTCAACAAACACAGCGAATGCGTGCGTACCCACTGCACCTCTTTCTATATGGGCCCCATCTATTCTTTGGAATGGGAAAAGAGATCCTCCTACATTATCAAATACCTCTATAGTGTATCTGTTCACAGCATAAACTTCGTTTCTTAACTTTTGTAGCCCGACTATTTCATCAGGGTTTATTTCAGATGATCCATATTTTAGTGGGCTGACATTAAACGGGCTGTTCAGTTCCGTCACCACTATGCTCGTCCCGTCTGTGGTCATGAAGTAGCCATCTATCCATATGACATCAATGACATTACCGAGGTCTGAATCTGTATTTTGTGCGAGTGCCCCATCGTACAGAAATAGTTTATTGTCTGATGCTATAGCTAGATAATCAAACGAATAAGCAAAAGAAACTTGTTCTGTCCCCCCAACATCTCCTAGCTCAGTATATGATCCATTTTCATTTATTTTGACTAATTTAGTCCCCATCACTCTATAGCATATCCCATTCCAGTTTATACCGCCTCTATCCTTGCCTGGGCCTTCTCCCATCTTGACGATACCGTCAGCAGGTCTTAGATACCCAACGGACATTCCTAGTTGTTTTGGTACCGGGATTAAGTTTTTAGGGTAGGAGGTTCTAAAGTCTGCAACATCATCAGAATATATCCCGTTAAGTATTGGTATTTGCACTATAAAGCCTTTCCTATTTCGTATAATGCCACATGATCACATATCCATGATAAAGCCGCCGCCCCACAAGCAATAATCAATATTTTAATTATCTCTCTATTTAAAGTTTTCATTTTTTAAACCAAATTTCTGTATTACAATTTGCTTTAATGCACCGGGGAGAAATGATATCATAATAGAAAGTATTGGGACACTGATGACAGAACTTGTGGCGATAATTGCATATGCCATATTGCTTCCATCTTCTATCTCTAGCGGTTCAATAATAAATGGCTTGACAAGTATCAATGCAACAAACATGGATGATGCGCCAATCATAAACAGCACTGACCATGACTTTTTCTCTGTAAACATAAATTGGATCATTGCCCCATACAGTACCACTATCCCTATTTTGACTTCATCATAATAAGACAGAGCCTTGACCGTCAATATGTTGACTATATGGAGCAAATATTCCATTATCCTACCCTGTACCATGTTTGTACTGTTCCATCGTATTTAAGCCTAAAGAAATCATTCGCTGATAGTGTTGTAGGCTCTCCCGTAACTGCTACTGCTCCGTTGCCATCCACCGTAAAAGATGTAACTTCTTGAGTTGTATTCACTAAAACTTCTTGCTTATCTGATACTTTAGCTAGCGCCGGCAGAGTGATAGTCCCTGTCGCGAGTGTCCCGGTTGGGGTCAAGATAAGCCAAATGTTATCACTCCCATCTGTGATATTTACGGTAAAGCCGGTGGAGGACGGTGCTGCATATTGAGTCGTGAACTCCTGCTTGCCTGATGCTGCTGTTTGCTGAGCTAAAACATACGCTGCAAGAGCGGATAGAGATAGTTTTCTTGTGTCGCTATTGCCTGAGCTGTATACCGGGAGTAGATCACTTCCAGATGGGTCGCTAAGTGTTGAATATTGGTTTATTGATGGCATTTTTTACTCCTAATAAAAATCTAATGTGTCGTTGGACCCATCCGTTAAAGGCTGGTCTTGTTCCGGTATAAATACTCCATCGGAATATCTCCATGATTTCGAGCCTTGACCTTTTGGCACCCCTGATACCTGGTACTCCGGTGGTGTAGATAATCTTTGCATCATTGAATCATATGCTTCTTTTGATGATGCTTTTACGTCCGGATGTATCATTTTACCGAATGATGGCGCTATCCTAATCGCAAGGTTTAGATAGATAGCTTCTAGTGACCAATCAGGGACAAACGAATCATCAGAGATATCACTTGAATTTGGGCCTGAAGGGATAGGATAGCCAAGCCTGATTCCTTTCCCGTTCCATGTAGCCATCATAGTATCAAGCTTTCTTAGCGCAGATTCATACTCCTCCGGCTGCAAGTCAAAACTATGCCCGGATAATCCTATGGAATCAAATGCTGATTCTATGATATCCTTTTTAGTCCAGCTCATCGTTTGCCTTTTTTACTCTTTCAAGAAGAACTTTATCGCTTGTTCTCGCGTTGAATTTGACCCCTAATTCTTTAGCCATTGCTTCCAGTTCTTCTCTTGCGTTTTCATCGGGCGGGTGTTTAGCCTCTCTTAGTGTCGGATACCACCCATTACTGGTTAGATCATCAAATTCTTTTTGTGTTTTAACGCCTTTGAAGTCATAGGTTTGTTTATTACCTGCGTTATGACGACCGGGGCATCTGTATACCATAGTTGGGAACTTCATTTTCTTTTCCCGCCGCCGCGTCTTTTCTTTTTGCAAGCCATGATAATTCCTTTTTGTTTATTATACCTTATTAATTAGAAGCTAAATTCCTAGTAGTTCAAGAGTAACTACTGCTCCGACAAATATTCCTGCAATAGTTGCAAACATATCAAAGAAGTCAAAATATGTTTTTTTTATGTATTTATCGTATAGTTCTTTACCAATAGCGATTAATATAGCAACAAAGATAGGAATGATGCTTCTAGGCACGGATAGTTGCGAAACTGCACCCATAAACATTCCTGCAATCACATGGAGCACTTTATCTTGGTATCTTGTAATGCCTACTTTAGTCATTATCTCATATAGTTTCTGGATCATCTACTGTCTCCTTATTCAGATTACTTGTGCTCATGAAATATTTTAATAACCCGTACTCTAATAGCCAAAATGCCAACGGGTCAGAATTGTTAAAATCTTCTCCTCCTAGAACGTAACCGTATGCCTGAAGAAGAGACTTTATCTTAGAAATGTGATTGTAGATGTCAAATACCTCTACAGGGAATGTAAAGTGCGTACCTCCTGCCAGTGGTAGCCACTGTTTATCCGTTACCTCACATATACTTCTAATCGTATGTGCTCCAATCCTATTACCATCTTCATCCAAGATATGGAGCTCCGAGAAAGCAGAGGGGTCGTTCGGGTCTTCTATGGGTATATCCAGTGCTGGTAAAGGTAGCACCACATTGATAGATGGGTATTGCTTTGCTCCTGTTAGTTGTTCTGATGTTGTCATGTTATGCTCCTCATGATGTTTTCACGTATCGCATAGTAACCAACCCACCTACAATAGCATTATCCCCAGTATAGGCACTTCCAACCCATCCCACAATATTGGTCGAGTCTGTCATATACACAGATACCACTTCTGATGTAGTTCCTGAATAAGTTGCCGGGTTTGGTATGGTTCTTGTCCTGCCATCACTTTGGGTAGCATCCCCCCAAATAGGTTCGATGTGTTTGTCAAAGTTTGCTATCCCGTGCGCCATTATATTGTTCTGCCCTGCCGCAAGTGTAGAAAGATGAAAAGATTTTTGGTATATAGGTCTATTATCTACATATGTACCTACAACTTGTTCGTCTGTGCTATATGCTACCACGTCTACAGCGTTATACCCTCTATAGCTAGTAAATTGATACATTGTCTTTTACCCCGTATACCATCGTTGTGTTTTTGTCTGATGTGATAGTTTCCCAATCTCTCCCAAATCTAGTCGGCTCATATGCGTGTAATGGCAGCGTAATGCTATCTGCCCCTCTTGTTACAGTAAGAGTTATATTGTCATAAAACATTGCACCGACAATATCTCTTTTTAATTGCTCTGTTATATCTATAGCTGCTTCAGCTGTTACAGGAATTTCTTTAGGTACAGGTACAAAATCCATTTTATTTCCTTTTTGCAGTATGTTTAATATAACTAATTATACTAAAAATACGGCAAAGGGCTGGAAGCCCTAAGCGTTATACCCACATGAGGATACCGTTCATTTCTGGGTTTGTGTTGACAACCCCGTACAGCACATCCAGCGTGTATAGTGACTGGAATGTTTTGTTATTGAATTGCTTTGTCATAACAACCTCGATACCTTGGTCGGTAGTACCTCTCATGATTGCAGCACCTTGTCCATCTGGAACTGCATATCTACCTGGAAGGATCTCGATAGAGTCTTTATGCCAGAATGGGTTCACGTTTGATGCTTGATCGTTCAGGAATGTTACCGCTGCTGTAGCTGATGTTGATTCCACCTCTACGTTTTTGTATTGATTTTCTGCATCTGTTGCAGTACCTACAGCACCAACGATCGCCGGAGAGATCTTAAGAGTAGTACCATCTACAACTTCAACAACACGGAATGTTTTTAGCTGCCCTGTGCTTTCTTTTGTGATTTGGTGTACCGAGTAAACACCTGCGATTGTAAACGCATCTCCGGCTGCAACATCTGTTGAGTCTGTTACGGTAATGTTTTGATATCTGTTGTCCACGTTGATCTGACCACCGACACTTGTGCTTGTAGCTGTCGGGACATATTTAACAGTATCTCCTGCTGTTGTACCCGTTGTATCTACAGTACAAGTACCTGCTGCTGCGGCAAGTCTATACCCAGCATCCATTTTGAACGTTTCAAATCCTGCATTCTGTCCGATGTATGCTTTTTCGTATGCAGTAAGTGTCTTACCGTTGATAGTCTCTTTACCCGCGAGAAGTCCGGCCATACCGTTATAGTCTCTTGAGTTGAGTGCCAAGTAGCGATCTTCCATCATGATACCTTGCTCATTCATGATCGTGTCACAGTCTGCAACGTTTGAGTATGAGTAAGTCCCTGATGTTCCGGTTACGACCAATGTCCCCTGCGTGGATACAACATCTCTAACAGAAGTGTTGATGTCTGATGCAAGTCTTTGATATGCAGACTGTCCTAGTCTTCCTTCTTGAAGCGCGTCTCTAAGCTCAGCAGCATCCATATTCCAGGATACGTTTTTCTTGTATCCAAGTGAAGCCGGTACTGAAAGTTGATTCGCTGCCTGAGCTGTTACGTCAGACCCAAGAGTTCTATCTTGTGATGTCATGATGTACGGCATTGGTCTCCAGATCGTGTCATTCGCTCTTTCCATGAGCTGACCATCTGTTCCATACTTACTTACATTGCGAGATATCGTCAGGGCATCGTTAAACCCTTCTAGCACGTCCTCAAACGCTACTCGCTCTTCCTTGTTAAAATCATTTGCCATTGTTTACTCCTTATCCTCTAAGTTTACTTTTGTAGGCTCTTACTTTTGAGTAGTCCCCGGTTTTTGCGGCTTCTGCTCTAAGTTTTTCAAGTTGCTTGTCTGTCGTTCCACTTAGACTCCCAGTCCCTATAACGGTTTTTTCTGGTTTTGTCTGCGGTTTACGTCTTGTCGTTTTCATTGCACCCTCCAGTTGTGATGCTGCCCATGCGAATTTTACCGGGTCTTTAATCTCCGAAAGCTCTTTTGCCTTGCTGGGGTTTTTACCGAGTGCATAAACCAATGCAGCCGGGTTCTTTGCGCCCTGCAAGATCATGCCTTGCTGTGTTTCGCTCAGAGACTCCATCACTACCAACTCTGCATCTTCAAAGTCATCACGGTTGATGGCTTCTCTCTTTTCTGTATAGTTGTTGAGTGTGTTTTCCCAAGCTTTTTCAGCTTCTTTCTGCTCCGCTTCGATCTCTGCTTGTTTTTCATCATGTTTACGCTTTTCGACATACCATGAATCAAGCTTTGATTCGTATTCTGACTCATCATAATCACATGATTCAAGTGTAGGTTTTGCCCCCAAAGTAGGCATTTCTTCTTTTGGTTTTGTTTTACCTAACTCTGCTTCAAGTTCCTTGATACGTTTGTTACGATCCCTGATCTCTTGCCTTAGCTTTTTAGGCACTTCTTCGTTGAGCTCTTCTTCTTG